AAGTGCTGGTGAAGAAAAGGATACGAATAAACAAATCGTAATCTCTACATGGCAATCCATTTACAAATTACCAAAACAATGGTTTGACCAATTCGATGCCATCTTTTTTGATGAATGTCACCAAGCAAAAGCAGAATCAATAAATTTTATCGGTCAAAAGCTTTCAAAGGCGTGGTTTAGAATTGGAACTACTGGTACACTTCAACAAACACAAGCACATAGATTAAGCATTGAGGGCATTTTAGGTCCAGCAGTTCAGTTTATTCACACAAAAAATTTGATGAACAAAGGTCTTCTGGCCACCTTGAGTATAGATTGTATTTTACTTAAATATAAAGAAGAGGAAAAACAATTCATCAAAAAACAAAGGTACGCCGATGAAATAAAATGGATCGTTACGAATGAAAAAAGAAACGAATTCATCAAGCAACTTGCACTCCGCACCAAAGGGAATACCCTTATCCTCTTTAATTACGTCGAAGACCACGGGAAACCACTCGCAGCTCTCTTGGAAGCAGCGGGAACGGATCGCAAAGTATATCTCATACACGGAAAAACAGAAGCAGACGCAAGAGAACACATACGCAGAATCATCGATACAGAAAAAGACGCCATCTTGGTTGCAAGCTTTGGGACTACTAGTGCTGGCATTAACATTGTCAATCTTGACAATATTATTTTTGCTTCACCTACTAAATCGGTTATAAGGCTTCTTCAAAGCATTGGTCGTGGTCTAAGAGTATCAGCAAGAAAGAAAACACTAAAAGTATATGACATTGTTGATGATCTTTGTTGGAAATCACACAAAAATCATGTCTTCAGACACTTTGAAGAAAGAATTAAAATATACAAAAAAGAAAAATTTGATTTCGACATTCATTCGATGTCATTTTCAGAAATGACAAAGGATAAATAGTAAGGAAGGGAGGACATTCACATGTCCGATTCACTTCCCGAAGATAGTCTCTCGGGTTCACTCAGAGTTGTTAAACTAATAACTGGCGAAGAATTAATAGGCTTCGTTACAGAAGTGAACCAAACACACATCAGTATAAGAGTTCCCGCATTGCTCGCAAATTATGCAACCAAAACACCAGAGGGTGAATATGTTGAATTTGTAAAACTTGTTAATTATCTTTATAATTTAAAAAATTCACTCATGTTTGTTCCAAGAACTTCGATTGTTTATTCTGGGGAACCTAATGATGAACTTACAAAAATGTATGAGGCTTATTTAATTTTAATACAAAACGATCCAAAGTTGGCTATGTTACCACCAACACACGAAGGTATGGGTCCAGAACACGGGCTTGAATTATTAAATGAATTATTCAATAACGAAGATTTTGTTACTTTTGTAAACGATCTTATTGAAAATTTTGAAGGTGAAGCTATAGAAGATATAGAAGAGGAAGATGTAGAATCGTTTATACAGCCTCAACCAGAAGAAGAGCCAGACACTCAACCCAAGAAGAAGAAACGCCGTAGAATCAAACCAGAAACTAATAAGTTACCTTATAATCCTGAGAACCCACCAGAAGACCCTGAAAGCTGGTCAGACAATCCTATGGATTATCTTTAAAGTCCACCAGTCCAATCTTCTGGAACTTCTTCATCATCAACCCATAAATTATAGTAAGAATACTTAAAGCTACATGTAGCCTTTTGTATCAATGCATCTGAGCTATCTGCTTGGAATACCAAGCCACTCAATCTTGTTGGAATAATATAATGAAATGTTGCTCTTAAAATTTCACAGTTATCAGCTGGATTATAAACATATAAATTTGCTTGATGGTGCCAATCTTGATAACCACCTGGCAAGTTATAATTTTCTACAGTTTGAATATTTGTGAGATTTCTTATCCAACCATATAAAGATTGCCAGTTGGTTAATTTTGAATCTACAATAAATTCAACATTTAGTGTTTCAAATGATGCCACTAATGTTGGTACTGGAATGGTAATTCCTAGTGTTGTTGGTTGAGGCTGATCTGGAACCGATATACCCGGCAAATTTGCCCTCTGACACATTAGTTCCATTTGCTTAGTTCCTCTTCCAAAAATCAATCGAAAGTAACTATTATAAAGTGGATTTATATCTGCAGAACAACTGGTCATAATAATATTTATCTTAAAACAAAAACCTCCCGATTTCTCGGGAGGTTTTCGAAGTGTTACTTTACTTACCTATCAGAGGGTGTTACCGTGTAGGTTTTGTACCGATGTTAGGCGGTAGTATTGGTTGATACCAGTTGTCAATGTATCAGCATCGGGTTGGTTGCCACTGTTGAGAACGAATGGGTTGGCAACTACACCGTAGCGGGTCTTGAAGGCGATACGTGGTTGGAAAGTGTTTGGATCAACTGCACGTACCATTTGTAGCGGTACGTATGGGCAGTAGAACAATCCAGCATCGTATGGTGATTCGCCCTTATAACCAGCGCAGAAGAAGTTGAATCCTACTGGGCTATATGGATCGATGTAGACGCGAATCTTGCCTGAGAGAACACCAGCGAAGGTGTTTTGAGTATCATCAGCATTGATCTGAGGAGCGATTGCTGGGCTGAGGCTCATGAAGCCAGACATGGCTAGAGCAGCTGCTGTATCGCTGTCGCAGATGATGAAGTTACCCTTACCACGGCGGGTTTCCTTGGCAATGTAGTTGCATTCACGTTCGATTTGGAAGCTGAGGCCACGGAAGCGTTCAGCAGACCAACGACCGTCAGAATCTTGATCAAGGTCATATACGCCCTTAGTTGAGATGTCTGGTTGTTGTGTACCTGGCTTGGCAACGTAGTAAATTGTCTTGACGATTTCACGGTTGATTTCAGCAAGAATTTCTGTGCTGAGTAGGTTTGCCAATTCAGCTTCAGCGTCTAGACCGTGAACAGCCTTGAGATCTTGAGCCAATTCGACTGTGTAGTTGCTGCTTAGAGCGCGTGTACGTGCTTGTACGGCAACACGGTCGATTGAGAAGGCCATTTGGTTCCAGTTTGCATATGGAGCATTCTTACCGATTCCTTCACCAGCTTGTGTCAAAATGCCACGTAGAGCAGCAAGTTGAGCAGCAGTTGAAGTTACGCCAGCTGCATAGTTCCAACCAGCGGAAAGACCTCTAGAAGCAGCAAATGTTGCATCTAGTGTCCAACCACAACCACCGAAGGATGGTTGTGGTTCTTGGAACATAGCTTCAGCATAATTTGTAGCTCCGTATGTTGTGCCGGATGTTCCGCCGAATGCGTAGTTGGCACGCATTGCGAAAATCAAGCCTGTTGGGGCTGTCATTGGTTGAACGCCGCAGATGTCATATGCCATTAGATTTGGCATTGAACGGCGAACCAATGAAATGAGAACGGGATCATAACCAGCGACAGATGGGGTGTTGGTGTATGTTTGTGGCATACCCAAGTTGTTGGATCCCATGTCTTCGGTTAGATGTTGAGCGCGAAGAGCTTGCTCTTGGTTCTCTAGAAGTACGGCGGTGACTTTCTTGCGATAGTCATCTTGAATCTTGGGGAGTGCTTCGTGTCCGAGCACTGGTTCCCATTTTTCTGTTAAAACGTCATATGGTGTGTTTTCTGCGAATTGCATTTTTAAGTTTTCTCCTGTGAGTGTAAATATTTAGTAATTAATTTTTTTAGACCTTTTTATTAAGTCTACCCAAGGCTCCAACATATCCTTCTACTAGTGTTGTTGGATTACCCTTGACTGGTGAAAAGGTTTGCTCTGGCTCAACAGTGCGAGCTGGGGAAGAAACCTTTGATGTGTTTAGATAATTGTCTTTGATGGCAATTAGTTTTTGACGATACTCTTCTGTAGAACCGAAAGAAACATTTTCCATCAAATTTTGAAGTTTGGCAACTTGTGTATCAGCCATGTCTCTGGTTGCTGCAACAAAGATTCCAGCACATTCAGTGAGTTCGGCTTGCTTCTTCAAGTTGATGTTAACATTGACAGCTTCGTTGAGCTTGGCTTCCAATTCACGGTTTTGAGCATAAAGTTCGTCAAGAACGTTATACTTCTCGTTTGGAACGTCGATGTAGTGATTTTCAAAGAGGTTCTTCAAACCGCTGATGAAGTTTTCAGCAATTTGTGTCTTGATGCCTTGTTCAACGGCTACTGCGTTGTCAGTCATCCACTCTTCAACGATGTAGTCTAGGTAATCATCTACCTTTTCTACCAAAGTTTCTGTTACTGTTTCAAGGTAATCCTTGACATTATTGTCAACCCCTTCAACGATTGTTTCAACGGTCTTTTCAACTCTGTCAGAAACAGCGGCTTCAAAGATAGCTTCTAAGCGGCTTACTAGTTCTTCTGAAGCGTTTTCTTCTCCAAGAAGAGAAACCAAGGCGGCACGGAATTGCTCACGGGCTTGTTCGGCCAAGGCTTCGGCTTCTTGATCAACTTCAGTTGATTCTTCGACTTCAGCTGGCTCGTTTTCGCCACCTTCTTCTTGTTCTTCTGTTTCTTCTTCTGTGTTATTTGTTGTTACTGGAGCAACAGCCTTTTTCATACCAGCCATTGAATTTGGTACGATTGGAGCAGGAACACCTGGTACAGCAACAGGGGCAGCAGCAACTGGAGCAGCGGTCATTGAACCCTTGCCTGTTGCATCTACTGAACCTTTGCCTGTTGCATCGTAATCACCGAGACCCATTGCTTGGGCAGCGGCTTCTGAAATTGTCTTATTCTTGTTATTTTTCATGATAAAAGGATCCTTGAATTGTAAAATTATTTATATTAAAAATAGTCTCAGTAATTATTTAACTTTTTTAGCTTTCATAGTACCACGGGTAGGTACAACTAAATTTGTCCAAGGTGAGCCTGCACCCTGAGCAGCCAAAGCTACTTGGCTTGGAATTATGTTTTTGACATTTGCGTCAATCCAATCTTTACCAGAGAGGAGAGCTAATTGGCTTGCAACATTTCCACCCAAAGCACCAACTGCTCCAGCAACTTTACCGCCAATTTCTCCAATTACATCTTTTTTCTTTGAAGAAGCGGTTTTTGCACCCCATTTTGCTATTGCTGGACCCACTAAGTCTGCCAAAGCACCCACACCATATGCGGCTAAAGGACCTTCTAAACCCATTTCTTCGCTAGTATCGCCTAATAAAATGTCTTTAGGGTCTCTTGTTTTTGGGTATTTGACCGATCCAGTTGAACCCCCACCCATCCCAAATCCACCTGGAAAATCTTTTTTCATTTTTTCTTTTGCTGGATCGGGTGTTTTATCTTGTTTGTATTTATTTGGGTCTTTTTTACCAAACAAAGAATCTAATGGAGATTCTGTTATCCACTTTTTAACAGAAGTATCATCTGTTTTGGTTTTGATTTGAGTATTTAAAAACTCAATCAGATAATTTTTGGTATTGTTTGGTATATCGTAAGACATTAGATTTGTTTGAAAAAAGACTCAAATACCTTTGCAATATTTTCGTTTAATTCTCTTCTGGAAGACTTTTTGATTAGTTTTACGGCTTCTTCTTTTTGTCTTTCAGACCACATTCCATTTTCAAAGATCCATTCTCTTCCTTCCATGATTCCGTTTACGAAAGCATTTGGAGCAGATGGATCAGCAACAATGTCAATTGCTGCTAACATAAAATCTTCTTGTACTTCTTGATAACCATTTTTTGGACGCAGAGAACCCATCCCACGGGTGGATACTCCAAGTTGAGCACCCTCATCAATGAGGTTTTTTACAATTCTTCCCATTGGCGTATCAAGAACCTTGGCCTTTCCAACGATGCTTGTGCCGTCTTCATGGAGTTCTTTGATAATGTGTGAAACACGATCCAAATTGACAGTTGGGCCCGATGGGTGATTCAATTCTCCCATTGCACGACCCTTTTCAACATATTCTTTGATATAACGGGTGCATTCTTTGTTTAGAATGTTTTTTGGATAAATTCTGCCATTTCTGTTTTTTGTATCAGCTTGCATGAAAACACCTTCGATGAAATATGTTTTTTCACCGTTTCCGATGTTTTCTTTAATGTATCTTACGTCTTCTGTTAGCTCAGTTATTAGTTTCATTTTTTGGTTCCATGATTGTCTTTGCAACGGTCTTGTATTTTTCTTCTAATTTTGTTCCAACCTTTGCATAGAGAACCTTAGCTGTATTTTCCTTGAAGGAAACTGCGTTCTCTTGAATGACGTTTTTTAGCATTTCTCTGATGTCGTTTTTCATTGTAATCCTTTAATTTTTTCAGCAAATTCTACGTGTTGTTTAAATTTTGCTGAACTTTGTAAGACCTCTTTTACCATGTGTGCTCTATTTTTTGGATTTAAACATTCAAATAGAGTCTTTACCAATTCAATTTGTTTTTCTGTAATATTTAGCAAAGATCCATCTTGAAATATTGCTTTACCTTCACCAGCCTCTTGTGTAAATTTTACAAATTCTTGAAGTTCTTCGGAATTTTTAGTAAATGTATGATTTTCAAAAAGTTTTTCAGAAACTGTGTTTTTTACTTCACGGATTGAATCATTTAATTTTAAAGAAAGGGCGTACTCA